TTGCGCTTGTCCTGCCGCGGCAGTGGCGGCATCTCGGTGAGCATCGGCCAATTTACGAGTGGCGTCGGCGGTAGCCATCTCTGTTTGAATAGCTTGGCGCTCGGCTTCAGTCAGCGCATTTGTTCCTTGTGCCACCCCTTCTAATCGCTGGCGGTACTCGCCTGCCGAGATTGTGCCTGCTGCGTATGCCTCGGTTAGCAGTTGAGCGTCTTGTTGTGCCTGCTGTTCGGCGGTCGTGACGACTCCTAGCGATTGGGAGAGCAATTCAATGTTCCACGCTATACTCTCCGCAGACAAGTTTCCCGCCTCGAGCGCATCAGTGTATATAATCATCGCGTCATCGGCTTCGAGGATCGCGTTTACGACTTCATCCTTCGTTATCTCTGCCAGATTTGCCGCAACCTGAGTTTGGCGTTCCATCTTTTCATTGAGTGCTTCCTGGCTCTGCGCAGCATTCCAAGCTGATTCGGTTAGTGCAAAGTTTTCTTTTGATACACGCTCGATAGGAGCTATCAGCCCTATGATTGTCTTGTTGAGGATGTGATCTGTATTGATTAGATTACCTGTCGCATCTATCGTTTTGCCTGTCGCTGCCGCCACTTGTTCCATACGAGATCTATATTCCACGTATGTTTCAGATGTTTTCTCTGCCTCTTCAGTATTCCGGCTTTGCGCCTCTGCTAATTTGTCACTCCAATTCAGAAGCAAATTAAGCGTTCCGGCAAACTGTGACACGGCAGGTGCGGCTTTTTCTGCCATCGTTGTTTTAAGGTTGACCATCGTGGCGTCAAGTTGTTCAAAGGCCAGTAGTTCGTCGCCCGCTGCGTCTCCCAGGCGATTCATTGCCAAAGTACCTTCTTCGATTACAGCCGTGTTGAACGCTTGTTCACGTGTCATTCCTTTGACTGAAGCCATCAAATCAGTAATCCGTGTCTTGACACGTCCAGAACTTATGCCATACGTATCAAGCCTGGGAAGAGATTGGTTCGCAAGCATCGCGTTCCAATTCTCCATCGCTGGCCCGGCTTCCGTTCCCATTGCCGCGCCTAGCTGGACAGCCATTTTAGTCATCACACCCAACTCTTCAGCATTGGAGGTGATTCCCATCTGCAACGATTGGGAAGCGGCGGCCATCATTTCCTGGTCAGAGAGTGCACCACGCGTCGCTGAACGCATCGCTTCCAGGTTGGCCGTTGCGTTATCCGCACCGCCAGAGATCGCATTAAAAGCAGATTCAGTACGCAATGATTGAGCGCCAAGTTTTCCAAGTTCCCAAACAGCTTCAGCGGCTTCTTTGGCGAGGTCTATTGTGATCGCAGCACCAGCGCCCTTGACGATGTTCTCCAGACTGAACAGGTCATCGCCCACTTCCTCGGTTGCTTCCCCAAGTCCATCGAGCCCTTCTGCAAGCTCCTCACTGGAGATTTCCCCCTTGTCCCACGCGGCGACGAGAGAATCCATCTTCATCTTAGCTTGAACTTGTGCTTGAGATGTTACACCCAATTGGGCGGCAAGGGAACCTAGTTCATCGGAGGATGATTCAGCAGCACGATCGGTGTTGAGTAGGGAATCAAACGCGGTTTTTGAGGACGTGCTGAAACTGCGAAAGGACTTTGATACATCCTGCGCGGTTTTTTCAGTTTCACCGAGATTGTCGGTAAACTTTTTTATGGTTTTCGTCGCATCGTCCTCAGACGTAAGCAGGACTGCGATGGTATATTCAGCGCCCATATTCGTTCCTCAGATTGATAACCTCACCTACGATTCGCCACAACCCAGGGTTAGAATCTATCCAGGTGTTCCAGTCACGGCTTGTTTTCCACGCTCGTACAGCATTGTATACGTTTAGTGCTGTTAGCGCTCGGCGCAACTCCCCGGCGCGTTGATCTCGTACCCCTCCCGGTTCTGGCAATGCATCAAATGCTTTGCATTGCCAGGCAAGTTCTAATTCTGGCGGCGGAGGGTACTTCTTTGGGTTTTCGGCGTGATCCGCCGCCGCCAGGATCATTCCCCCGGTACGTCCTGAGAATCAGCGATCCAGTTGTCGATCTCACGAGATAGCCAATGCACGGCAGCGGGGAGCATATCGTCAACGGTCTCTTCTGTGACATCCTTGAGCCAACCACACGAAGCTGCTGCACGCACAATAGCCCCCCGGTTTTCCGGGATAGATAGTTGTGCGCTGCGCTTCTGTTCTGCTTGCAAGTTGGCTATAAACTCACGCAACACCAGGCCGAATCGCTCGCCATCGAGCTTGGGTAGCGATTTCACAAAATCCGTTATTTCCTCGCCGTATTTGTGAGCGTCTATGCCACCACCTTTGATCCGGCGTAGGATGGCGAAAAACTCCTCTACTCCCCGTTGGCGCAAGTTTGGCAAGTCGAAGGACAGTTCTAGCTTTTTGTGTGATATATTCATTAGCTTGCGATAGTCTCCGTCGTCACGTAAGCCACTTTGAACTGGAATGAGCACTTGATCGGACTACCATCACCAGCGTCGAGCGGCGGGTATTGGAAATTGGTGATCTTTGTCAGCGGAGTATAGTACCGCTGGTCTCCAATATCCCCACCTCCAGGACTCCACCGAATATAGATCGCGTCTCCACAGGCAGCCTCGTGCTCTGCTCGTGCCAATTCCCAACCCTCGACGTCGTTTTCTGAGTAGATGACCGTTACAGTCGGCGTCATCGGTTCTCTTTTGCCGAAGGTGATTACGGCAGTGTCACCGTCTTGGGTATACCCTTCTCCACTCATTCTCGATTGGTCTAGGCCAGAGATTGATTGTGCCGTCCCACTGATGTCTGACCAGGACGCATTGTCACTGCTGAACTCTATTTTCCCGCAAGCCATTGAAAAACGTTCTGTAGTCTGTGCCATTTCGTCTACCTCCTGATAGTTAACCTATTTTCAGCCTTTACGTCTTCGTGCAGGCTGTGAAGCCGTAATCCATTCTTGTGCATTTCGTTTCCACTTCTGAATCGTGCTCGTTTTGTATTTGAATAATTCTGCTACTTGTTCATCGTCGGCATCTAAAAATTGAGCTACCGTGACAATTCCAATCATTGCAAGCCTTTTTCCTCTCCTCACCCAGCCGGGCAACTCCGAAAGAGGCGGCGTGTAAACTGGTGCGAGAGCATTCTTTTTCAACAGCACACCGATTACGCCGGGTTTGAAATCACCCTCGGTGACAAGAGCGCCAATAGGTTGTCCTGTGCTCAATTGTTTCAAAACTGTATATCGTCCCATAGCTCTCCTAGAACACATTCAGCACAATCGTGAACCGCCCACGCAGGTCTGTTACGCCCTGATATTCAAATGAGCCTATCGCCCACGACCATTTGAACGTGCGAATACCTGTCAAATCAAACGGCGGGCAATCCTGAACTTTCATTATCGCTCGGATCGCGTCCACCCCGCCAACGAGCGCCTTCATATCCTCTCCCAGGTGACGACGCGGGCGGTACACGTCGGCAAAGATGATTATTTCCTCTACGATCTCAGCGTTGTTGAGTGTCACTTTCTGCGTTCTGCTGTCCGTGCTCACAGGTGAACCAGATTGCGGCCAGACCTGGAGCAGTAGATCTTCGTGTTGTCCCTCGGTCAGTTCGTCGTAGGATTCACTCCGGGCAATCCCCGAAGCGACGCTCAGTTTGCCTTCTATCGCATCGCACATCTGTGCTAGTGTTAGGGTGCTGCCTCCCATATCATTTCCCCCTCGTGATGCTGCCCACTGCCCGGTCAAAGATGGCAAAGATGCGCTCTTTGTTTTTTTCTATTGCTCGGCTCAGATAGAATTTGCCCTTCATAAACTTTGTTCCGAACTCTTGATAAGGCGCATAATGTACATTGCTTCCTACAATTCCCTCGACTGGATTTCCTTGCCTTACCTCTGGTGTGATGCTTGCCCGCAATCGCCCAGTGTCTACCGGGGCATTGATCTTGGCATCCCTCACAACTATCAAAGTAGCATCACGCATTGCCTGGAGCATCGGCGATCCGCGCAAGCCTTGAACTGTGCGAATCATAGCACTTTGGATTTTTTTCAACCCGCGCACTTCAACACTGACGTCCACTTACCGCCTCCCCGTCATCGGCTTGACATAGCGCCCATCAACGAGCAGCCGCTTGATGTCTGGGTCGAGACTTTGCGTATACATCAACGTCCCCAACTCCCCACTTGCCAGCGTGTCACTCATTGCAGCCTGAAGACGCTTGAACCAGCGCGCCGATTGCATAATACATGCCGTCACGATGTCTGCTGGCGTATCTGTCGCCCAGCCCCACTTGGCCGTAACTTTGACAGTAGGAACGCCCCGCGAGACAGTCGTGTGGGGTTTGAATCCAGCCTTGAAAGAATAGTCCCCACTGGTGAATAGACTATAAGCTGCGTTTGCCCCAATGACGAGCATCGTGTAAGGCATAGATACGTAGTCAGGCAACTTCGGATCACCCGTCGCCGGAAAGCAGTCCGCATCTGTCGTAATGCCCAGGGTTCCCACCGTCCAGGCCGTGTATTCGTCTTCATCGTCGCTTGGTGAGTTTTTTACAGCGACTGTTGAGATTGACGTGCACTCGTCTATCAATTGATAGGGCTTTCCTGAGCCAGAATAATAACGAGCGGTGGCGCTATCATCTGCCGTAAACCCATCGGGACGATTACAAAACCGGTCGATGTTTCTGGTGGCGCTATCGAGCAAACGAGTGATCGTCGCTGTCCATTTCCCAGCGGTGTCTTTAAGGTCAATCTCGGCTTTGAATATTGCTATTGTCGCGTAAGCCATTATTCCTCCACAAACTGTTCGTACTCTGTTCCACGCAAGTGCCCAACGATGGCCTTCCAATTTGAAATCGTATCCCGCCAGGGCGCATGGTGAACCTTCTGCATTGCATACGAGAGTGGTAAATATGGAACGCCAAGAAAACCACATATTGACCGTCCAAAAGTTTCTGGTATCCAACTAGCGTTTTCGCCGCCTGTAATCTGCTCATAAGTCAAGTTCAAAACTGGGAGATTGCTTCTCGTTAGTTTTCTTTCGGCTAAAAAGTAGCGTCCGGCCTCATCATTACAGCGGGCCAGCACACTGCCGGGACCGAGTTTACACGGTGGCAAATCAACAGGTGTGAAGGTGTGCGTTGGATGTCCCTTTATAGTTCCCAACCGCCGTCCGGCGTTTATCTCGTGACTGATTGCCTGGTTGAGAATGTTTTCACGCTTCAGGAAAATCACCTTGACGGGTGGCGCTTGAGACGTGAGATATTTCCATACCGGTGAACGGAAAGCGTGATTATTGATTAGCTTACACATTGCGATCTTGTAATGCTGCGAGTGCAAGATCAATTCAAGACGCGCTACTTCGTCAGGCGCAGCTTTGGCCCATTGGCTACGTTTCGCTAACGGCTCCCCTCGTTCACAGAAGATGTCCGGGTGATTGCTCAGGCAACCAGCCAACCAGCTTCCGCCCGTTCGTTGCAGTGTAATGAGTACCGCCGGATTAGCCGCTGTCATTTTTCCTCCGATAGAAACGACGCTCGCCGTCGAATAATTCAAGACTACACTCAAGTTCAAAAGACTTTAGCAATTCATCCCTGCCTTCGTCATTGCGAACGTCTATTATCAAAAGTCCTCCAGGGCGAACTAGACGACTGGTTTCTTTTGCATAAGCTTCCAGTGGGAAATGCCAACCCCATGCAAACAAAGAAAGTGCCAAGTCTACTTTTACATCTGTAGGGATCTCACAGTCATCTGTTGCCTCAAGCAGGTGAATCTGCTTTGCGGGCACACCGTTGTTGCCCATCAGTTTCCACGCTGTCCGAAGCGACGTATAGAAAGCGTCTTGGGTTTCTGTTCCATATTCTGCGTTGATTGATGTTTTATCCAGTAAATAAAAGTCAGCATCAGGATACAGTGAATACAAACGTGCATCTATGGCGGCAATGCCACACCCGATGTCGAGGATAGCGTCAGCCTCGTCGGACAACCAGGGCCTTATTAGCGCCATATCGTACTCGATAATCTCTGAGTACATCAAATCAAGTCGCCGGATCGCTGTACGCTGGAGGACGGCATAGGCCAACATCTCGTGATTCAGTTTCAAGTAGTAAGATTTCATTGCCCAATTCCCAGGCTGTCGGCAAGTACCATCAAGGCGGTTTGCAGATCTTCTTCTGAACCATTGAAAAACGACGGCTTCATCTTGCCGTTTTTCAATGTGTAGAATCCATCAGGCAGCCACTTGCCTTTCTTCTTGAACAGGTTACGGTATGCCGTTCTGTATTTTTCATCTTCTGGAGAAACCGTTATAAGCAGTCCATTCATCTTGTACAGAATACTCTCAAAGATGAATAGATTCTCTACCTGTTGGCGTTTCAGTTTACGCTTTTGGCCCACTAGCCCATCCTCCAAATTGATAATCAAACACCCAGTGTTTTTGCTGATAAACGTGTCCGGCCATCCGCTTGTCATATTTCTTGGCTGTGAAGTGAGTTCCGACACGTCCAGTATTTGTCACACGGGATAGGGCGGGAAATAGATTGTACACTCGCTCCCCCCGCTTTCTAATGTAGTTTGCCACGCTGTTGTCCCACATCCCCGGACGCCCCCACAATATCTCGGCGTTGCACCAAGCCGGATTGCCATAAGACCACCACTGGCGCTCACCCATCAAAAAGCCCCACCCAACAAAGGCCCGCGAGAAAAGTAGGTCTTGAGGATTCTCTCGTCCCATATCGTGCATTTTACACAAGCATAATGCCCCGATGTCATCGAGGCCTGGCGTGGCTAATAGTTGCGCTTCGTTTTCAATGTACCAGTTTGCGACGTCAAGCGCATCAGGAGATAGTACCAGGTCATCTTCCAGGTACAGGTTGTAGCCAGCCCCTTCGTGGTCAAATACGTGATTCATTAGCCAGTAGGTATTTTGGTTTATACCTTCATTCTCTCTCGCCCGATGAATCGCCGTGTCAACAAAGTCAACTTCTTCTGCTACCGCCCAGACATCATCAAAATTCCCACCACCCGCGTCGATACGGATGTGGAGTTTCCAATCATCAAAGGATGCTTGTTGGTTATATAGTGAATCAGTGAGCAAGCGCAAGTTGTCGGGTCTGTTGTAAGCCGCTATCGTGATCGTTTTATTCATCGCCTTCCTTGACAGATGTAAAGTGCATTTTTTTAGATCGTATATTGGCAGAACTAACGAGCATCCAGTCTGCCTCTTTTCTTGCCCACCAGACAACTCCCCCCTTCGGCACTTGTGGATCGGCTAACGTTTCGTCTACTGCCCGGATCACACCCTCGCGCCCTTTTCCGTAATCGTGCCCGCACAGAATGCCGCCGGTTTTCAGTAGGGGGGCATAATGCAGAATATCAAACTTGACGGCTTCGTAACTGTGATCGGCGTCTATACATACCAGGTCAAAACAACCCGCCGGAAGTAGTCCAACCGCATCACTGGTGAGCATTCTCAAGACTGTTACCCTATGCCGCTTGTCTGTGATATTCGCAAGGAAGATCGCCACGTCTTTATCGCCCACTTCACGACCACCAGGTTTGACTGGTGGCAAGTTCCAATTGTCCACACACCAGATGTGCGCGTCACTACTGTCGAGCAGTGCTCGCGTCGAGCGCCCGTGATAGCAACCGAGTTCAATGATTTTCTGACAACCGGTTGCCAGTTCAGCGAGTCGTCTCAAGTCGTGTTCAAACATAGACGACTGAACCGGAATTTGCAAAGCTCTCGTTAAATCAACGCTCATTGTTTATTTCTCCCATCTAAACAGTGTTTTGTGTCCATTATATCCCAAATATATCCCAAATTTGGGATATAAATATTTGCAAAAAATTCTGTAACATTTTTTCGTACCCCTATATATAGACAGAACTCCTTGGATTTGCTACTTTTCCCTACATATAGGGGTAGTTTTTATACCCCCTAAAAACGCCATACTATATACACATATTGCTCTCATAACACGTCTAGGGGCTTCCTATATCCCTAGTTTTATCCCAAATTTCAGGGGAAACAGCCCAGATATGATGACCGCACAACTCAAAATCAGCCCCGAACATCTCCCCGACGGCGCGTGCTACACCGGGCCATCGCTCAATATAATCGTGGCCGCAGAGGATGGCATTTTCTTCGAGCAACGGGATACTGTTTTCGATGTCAAATTTGACGGCCTCATAATCGTGATCGGCATCTATAAATATCAGGTCAAAGATACCAAGCGGCAATATCTCAAGAGCCTCTCGTGTGAACATTGGCATCACTGTCACTCGCCCCTGAACGTCTGCAATGTTCTCTAGGAATACTTGATAGTCGGCGTCCGTAATCGTGACACGGCCTTGCACTCCACCCTCGTCAACTCCACTCCAGCTATCTACACACCAGAGACGGGCATTGGAGTTGTCAAGCATTGCTCGTGTCGAACGCCCGTGGTAACAGCCCAACTCCAGAATATTTCCACATCCTCGTGCTTGCTCTGCTAACCATTGCAGATCGGCCACAGATGTGCCACCAGCGCGGATAGATAATGCTTTGCTTAAATTCATTGTAGCCCCTCATTTACATTGTCTGCAAAATCAGTCTGTTGCAAAAATGCAACGACTTCATCCCAATTGGCAACTGTCTCTGCCATTGTTCCCCGGTGGAGCTTACGCATATCGCTATACATCTCTCGATATGGTACTTCCAGAAATTGACAAATCTCCTCGGTGGCAGAATTGGCAATACTGGATGTTTCTACGCCTCTCGTCATCTGTTCGTAAGTCACGTGCAAGACAGGCAATCCGCTCTCTTGAAATCGCTGGCTCCAATCCCCTTGTCGCTGCGTCAAACTACGACACCAGTTGAAAACATCATACGGGTCTAGCGTTGCCGGTGTTGGGTGTACCTGTTCAAATGTATGCGTCGGATGATCGCACACTTTCCCTGAGCGTTGCGCAATGTTTATCGCAACGCTCACAGACTGCTCTACAATATTCTCGCGTGTTAGATAAATGATCTTTACCTGCGGCTCGTACTCTATGATACATTGCCATACCTGCTCACGGCTTGCGTGGTTGTGCATTAGCTTACACATACAGGCTCGATAATGCTGTTGGCACCAGATCAATTTCAATCGTTCAGTCTGGTCTTGGCAGGCCACCCCCCACCGGCTCCCCCGGTGGAATGGCTCCCCCCTTGTGCAAAATATGTCGGGATGATTACTCAGGCAGCAGGCTAAAAATGTACCGCCTGTGCGTGGCCCGGCCAGTATGATAGCGGGTTGCGGGTTTTTCATTCTGGCCTCTTGTATGCTGCCAATGAGTCCGGCGTGTCTAGTTGTTCCCATCTTGCTTCCTGTGCCCATTCGCTGATTGCCCGCCTCACTCCCTCGAGGTGAGGCAGTAGTACCAAGTGCTTGGGCAGTGGGGCATAGTCATGCATCACGACTATGCCCCACGGTACAATTTTAGGTGTCCAATTCACCAGGTCTGCTTTCACCCCAGCATAATGATGATCGCCGTCAACGAAAAGCAGATGAATCGGCCCGTCAAATGCCGTGTGGCAAGTCACGCTATCTGCTATGATGTCAGTGGTACGCAAGCTAGGAGACGGATCAACGTCTGGTTTTTTGATGTCAATTCCATACAATTTCGCTTTCTGTGAACCTGCCCGTAAGCAATACATCGAAGCATAGCGAAAAATACCGATGTTCACAAAGACCGGATCTGTGAACCGCCCGGCAATGAGCGAGGCGGTGTTCTTGAGGTATTGTCGCTCGTCTGGTGTTAACTGTTTTCCGTAAGCTGTTTTCCAGTCTACCATTGCAAAATCCTGTCGTTGTCTCTCGTGGGGAAATCGCTTGAAATCATCACTTGTTCCCTTGAATAAATTCCCTGGCAACGTTGCCACTTTTATACCTGTCTTCCAGCGCACATAATCGAATGATAATTGATCACGCTTTGCACCTCTCTCGTACTCGTTCCACCACAGTTCGTTGAATCGCTCCACAGCCTCAGTGTGTCGCCTGATGAGCACGTAACAAGCCGATAATCCAAAGTGCTCTGGAAATCCATCTTGGTGATAACGTTCCATCTGTGCACCGACTGTGCCCGGTTTCGCCTTGCTCTGGCGTAACACCTCGCGGGCTTCCTGGTAAATACAGTCACGCCCTTCAGGATGGGTAAACACCGCCATATCAGCGTCTTTGAGATAGTTCGTTATTAACCTTTCAGGACTGGTAAGCATTTGAACGTTGCCATCGTGATAGATTGAATATTCACAATTGAGATGTTTGTGAGCCAGAATCTTACATCGTCGGTTTGCCCATTTCGGATCGCGGCCTGAGTAAATAGACTGGTATGACCAGCCGTTCACGGACGGCATACCGCCGTCTGTAAAGCATAGGCTTTGATACCTCGTTGGTAGCAACGTGTCGTAACCTCCAAAGACAGCGGAGTAAATAACGATGCTCATTTCTTCAAAATCCTATGGACAAGTTTTATATCACGCCACGATGGAATATTTCCTCTTTGATAAACTGCCAAGTTCCAAACAGTTGCCGTGATAATCAAACGGCGGTATATTAAATCGGGGATGTATCCCCACCTATGCCACAAAAAAAGCAAATATGAAATTGCTCCGCGTATCCGAACCACTTTGAAAGCACCTTGCAACGGCATAAATTCAGCAACACGTAGCCTGAATGGCCCAATCTCAAAAGTATCCCCGGCTGAAAGTTTTTCCTTGCCGATCATATCAAGTAAACAGCAAATAGAGATTTCAGTTACATCGCCGCCTTCCCACCTATAATCAACACGCTCTGCTTTGCCTGTAAGTGGATTATAAAATTCCTGAACTTTTATGTTTCCATTAACTTCCATTTATCAGTCTCCGATTTACTTCTGCTACCTGCCGCGCCGTTTCCTTCCACGCATCATGTGGTACAATGAGCCTCTGTACAATATCCAGCATTTGCTCCTTTGTCTCATAACGCAATACCGGAAAATCCCAACTATACCCAACGTCGGGAGCAATAATCGGAACTCCTCGCGCCAGCGCCTCAACTACTGGCTTCGGCCCCCCTTCGTTCTCGCTGATGACAACCAGATAATCCAAGCCGTCATAGTAGGCAGGCATATCTTCCCTCGCCACGTTGCCGTCTGTCGTCTTGACCACAACCCCAGGAATAGCGCGCAGTTCGTCTACCCAGTGCATCCGCTTGCGCCCACTTTTGTAGTCACGGCCACAGATGCCGATGGTAAGATTGTCTCGATAATACTGCGGGCACGGCCAGACCGTCATAATGCTCGATTTCCATTTTGGCAGACGACGCAATGTATTCTTGCACATCGCAAAACACCAGTCTACGGCATCGGCCACCTCAAAGAAAACGTCCACCCATTTTCCTTCTTTTTCAAGATGTGTGAACATCGCCGTCGTTACTGTGTCTACAGGTTCGTACAGGGCGTAGTTGATGAACATATTCACGTCCGCTTCTGGATCGGGCTTCTCTGTTATGACTGCACTAGGCATCCACTCGGCCAGGTTTTCAGCGTCATAGCGCAGTGACCAGCGTTGTTTTTCTGTCTCTGTAACGATGTTCAGTTTCATTGGAACACATCCCGCGTGTATGTTTCTAACATTCTCTGCTTGAATACATCAGAGTCGTGTATCTTCCAATCAGACTTGAATCCAGAACCTTGATGCTCGTGCCAGAGATAGACAGCCTTTACCCAGACGCTACGCCAGTCCGCCCTCCGTGCTTGGATACAAAACCAGGTATCAGATGAATAATGAATAAAATCCTCATCCAGGTAACCGATGGTATCAAATACCTCGCGCCGTATAAGCGCACACCAAAAAGGAACGGTATTTGCAAGTACCAGGCCAGTGTTGCCTAATCGTCCACTCTTCATACTCGATGCACAGTGCCCAGACGGAACAGCGATCCCGTAATTCTCTTTTGCGTAGAGCGCGGCTTGTAATGCTGCCAGCCAACTATAAGAAAACCGCTTGATGTCATCGTTCAAAAAGCAAACATCTTCATTTGATAACGTGCGCTCTAGCCCTGCGTTGACTGTCTTCGTAAAGCCTTGTCCTTTTTCGTCGTGTATAACTACAAGTCGGGTGTCCATACCTGCTGAAATCTGTGCCCGTCGCCCGGTGTCTTCACCTTGTTGTTTGTCAAGCGTCGGTATGATAATACAAATATCTCTCACAGGGCAGCCCTCCCGAATAAGTGCTCTACAATCTCGCCGCCGTTAAATGGTCTTCCGGCAATGAATAATTTTACCGGACTTTTACGAAGCGCCCTGAGTAGCGCCCCCTGGTCGTGCCGTCTCCATTGCAACCATTCTTTGTGCCAGGCGTCAAATAATTTCTGCGTTCGTTCATTCTTTTTGAACCACATCACACCGGTATTGAGCATCAGTGGGAAATTATCTCCAAGTTCTTTCAGTGTCGCCAATCGCTCATTTTTATCCAGGTGGTGCAATGGCTCTCCAGTTATTTTGCTTGGCACGATTACAAAATCCCATCCATCGTCTAGTGCCCTAAATCCCCACGACACATCTCCGTGTACCCGTGTGTCGGCATCCAGGAAAAGTGTGTCAACGAATGGCGTCGTATGAAAAAGCATCGTTTTGGCCCATCGCCCCGGTTGGCCTATGTTCTCACTGTCCAGGGTAAAATCAACTCCCTCAATTCTGTCTCCGACGACGGCAACAGGATAATGATTTTGTTTTCTTAAAGTACGAATACTCGCAGTTGCTTCTATCACGGCCCGCTCTCCATAAGCCACGTATATGACGCCTCTCATAATTGTCGCAAGTTCCACTTCGGTGGCAGGGTGCATACCATTGCACGAACGGCGTAAAGTGAACGAAGGAAAGCGTGCTGTTCATCTGCCCCTGATTCTATTTCTGAACGCCAGCGCGCAACGATGTTTTCAGTGTTGGCAGTTCTGCGCATCCACATCAAATTCGTATCATAAACCGGGATACGTAAGTCGCCAACGATATTCAGTGTGCGGGCTTTTTCTTCATCAGTTCCATAGTCTTTTGCTGTTTCGTTTTCGTCTACGAGCATTGCCAGGATTTCCCATCCTGGCTGTCCTGTCTCCTCAAAATCAAGTAACCGAGAGAACCCAGCGATTGTGGCGTTCTCTGTAACTGTCACTTTATCCGTATTCCATAACATCGTCCCGGGGAAAGGTAAAGAGATAGCGCCACACTCAACGTCGAGCAATTCACCGGCCCGCCCCAAGAAGGTTATAGTAGGAAGAGTGTCTGAGCGTGCCAAAATCCCACAGCCGTCAAACTGCATAGCTTCTTCAAACCGGTCTTGTCGAGGAATCTCTGCCTGTCCAGCTGCAAATAGTTGGCGGGCACGATTCTTGTAAACAGGAACCCAGCTACCCGGATGGTAAACCACTTGATCGCCGTGCTCGTCTGTCTCGCGAATGATACCTGTTGCTTTGACGTAGATCTTGCCCATAGGTTTCCTTTGGGGAGCGGGCAATGTATACCCGCTCCCCTTGTCAAGCCTCGGTTAGTCAATCACCTCAGCAAGCGCCGAAGTGGATACGGGCGGATAGGCCGCAACGAACTTGATAGGGATGAGTTCACAGTAGACATTTGCCGTGCCCACCGTTAGAACACCCCGCACATAGTCAAAGCCG